TATCATCAAATATTTCATTATCAAAAGATTTTATTGATAATGTTGATTTTATAGATGAATTATATTGAATCTTAATTGGTTTTAATTTTTCTTCTTGATTTTGAAATAAATGCTCATAATTATCAATTTTGAATAAATTATTTTTATTTTTATTAAAAAAATCCGAATTATTTAAATAGTCAATATCATCATAAACATTTAGTACAAAATTATTTTTTAAGGCTAAAAATGAGCCATAATAATCTACTCCATGATGAAAATTATGTTGATGAATAAGATTACTAGATAAAAATAAAAATAATCCATCTACATAAGCTGAATTATTCAAATCTAAAAATTTATGATTACATATTGTCTCATCTAAATTAATACTAGGTAAATTGAAAATGGTATCATCATGAACATTATATTTTCCAATTAAATATTTAAATGGGTCTAATAAAGGTGCCATTTTAAAAAATACATCCTTATCCTTCACCTTATTATTATTTATATTTTTGATACGACAATTATATATTTTGATGTCCTGTATATATTCTTCAGAATTACTATCTTTTTCGGAATTACTATCTTTTTCAGATTCAGAAGTATCATCATTATCTTTATTTATAGATGAAATGTACCATTTATGATTTAAATTTATATTATTATAATTTGATTCATTTAGTTCAAAAAATTTCTTATAAATAGGAATGTAATTTTGAGTTTTAGAGAGAAAAAGTGTATTGGGTTCTTCTAAACTTTTAAAAAGTTCAGTATTCTTCCTTTTTTGATAATTTACTTTTATCATTATTAGGTAATTAATATATAAATTATATGTGTTTTTAACTTATTATTTATTGTTATATTATAATGGCATTTAGAATAGAATTTAATAATTTAAATGTTCCAATACCTGATTCTACAGGATTAATTCCTCAATTTGATAACCCAACTTATCAGGAAATATTTAGACGTGTTCAAACAAATGATGCTCCCGTATCAAGATTTAAAAAAGGTTTTATAGGTTGTAAAATATCACAACTAGTAAATACATTAATTTGTTTAATATGGAAACCTGAATTGAATAGTGAAGTACCTCCAAAAATTTTAAATTATATTGTAAGATTTATAATTATAGCATTTGATAAATGTATGACTTCATCAGTTAGTAACAGGCCGTTATTTCATTTTATTATGCAGAATCCAGCTTATATAAATTACGAAATTTTAAGTGATTCTAATTTAGTTAGAACTATTAATCCAGAGCTACGTTCTTTTTTTATTATGGGACTTGTTAAAGACCCAACAGAAGAACATCCACATGGAATTATATCTCATTTTTTTACTATAATTAAACGTAAACGTGGTTTTAGTATATTATCATCTTATGGAAGTGTTTGTGTTGCAGTTCCTCAAAAAGAAACACCAATAGAATTATCAGAATTATCAGAATGTATTCAAGCATTAGAAAATCAGCGTAGTCCAAATACACAAATAAAACAAGACGCTGATAGAATCGTGATAACTTTTATTCAAAAATATTTTTTATCTGGTGGAGAAATAAAACGCCATTCTGAAAGAGATGAAGAGACAAGAAGAATGGGATATGAAAGTTATACACCTGAAAAAGGTGCCGAAATGGAAATTCAAAATTATACTAATTCTTTTCATCGTTTTTTTTATTTTCCGGATTATACTGATTTAGTAAGAAGAAATGCCGAAATTGCTTTGAGTGAAATGCCAAATCTAGGTGGTAGTAATAAATATTTAAGAAGATATAGAAGAACAAAAAAAGTTAAAAGAGTCAAACAAACTAGAAGAAATAAAAATAAGAAGTCTAGAAAAAATAGAAAATAGAAAATAAATTCGTTTTTTATTATATTTAAAAAATTAAATATAATATATGACACTTGAATTAAAAAAATTTGATATGAAAAGCATTAGTTTTAAGCCGAATGAAAATAAAGGCCCTGTTGTTGTATTAATAGGAAAACGTGACACGGGTAAATCCTTTTTAGTAAGAGACTTACTTTATTATCAGCAAGAAATCCCAATTGGAACGGTTATTTCAGGCACTGAAGAAGGTAACGGATTTTATGCCAAAATGGTACCAAAATTATTCGTACATCATGAATACAATACAGCAATTATTGAAAATATTTTGAAACGACAACGCACTGTTTTAAAGCAAATTAAAAAAGAAATGGAAACATATAAACGCAGCACTATTGACCCACGCGCATTTGTTATTTTAGATGATTGTTTATATGACGCAACATGGACTAGAGATAAAATGATGCGTTTACTCTTCATGAACGGGAGACATTGGAAGGTCATGTTAGTCATCACAATGCAATATCCTCTCGGTATTCCACCCACACTGAGAACCAATATAGATTATGTTTTTATTCTTCGAGAAAATTACATAGCAAATAGAAAAAGAATATATGAAAATTATGCGGGTATGTTTCCAACATTTGAGAGCTTTTGTCAAGTGATGGACCAATGTACTGAAAATTATGAATGTCTAGTTATTAACAATAACTCCAAATCGAACAAACTACATGACCAAGTGTTTTGGTATAAGGCTGACAATCATGGTGATTTCAGATTAGGCTCAAAAGAGTTCTGGGAGCTATCCAAGGGAATGAAAGATGAAGACGAAGAGGAACAATATGACCCTAATTCGGTTAAAAAGCGTGGTGGAGGACAAAAAATCAGTGTTAAAAAAGCAAATAAATGGTAAATATTATCTTAATTTTTCATCACAAACTATGCGATTCCTTATTTTCTATAATAATTTCTTGACTAGTTAAAACAGGGATTTCAATATCAGTTTTTTTATCCTCTATTTTTAATAATTTATCGGGGTCAACATCATTATATTGAATCTTACCTTTTAAATAAGCAGAATAGAATATGTTTTCTTCAGTATGAACAGTAGCATATATATCTGAAAGTTTAGTAATCATAAATAATATATTTGTTATGAAAGTAGTCGTAGTTTGATTATCCAAATAATATTCATATACTACAAAACCACTAACAATGCTATTTAATAAAAACATAAATAAAACAAAATATCCGATTTGTTGATAACGCTTATCCAAAGTTAAAATAATAGTTCTTTTTTCAATAGGTAACAATTCTAATACTTTTCCAACAGAAGTATTATCAAATGGAATGCGTTGATTAACTTCTAAATAAGCTATTAATCTGTTCTCTCTTTTAATCTCACAAAAATAAAAAATAATAAATGAAAACATTGTAATAAAATTTAAAACAAGACCGGCGTTATATAATTCATTATCTAGAACTAAATTTTCATTTAACTGACATACATGGTCGCCACATTTTTGTGGTACAAATAATATCAAAAATGACGAAACCATAACTTTATATAATTCAAAAACAACAACCGGAACAATACTAAATTTCTGAATTAAATCTTGGTTTTTTAAAACTGAAGTATTTGGTGGTTTATTCGTAATACTTTTTTCTACAACAATATCTTTTTTATCTTCTTTATAATCAGACATTATATATATTATAATAATATTAAATATATATAATTTATTAACCTCTTTAATTCTTCTTGCTAGCAAAAGGTCCGCTAACCAATTGGCTCTGTCCATTATCCGTTTTACCAACAACAATGTTCTCTCCTTCAAACAATTCCATTTGAATATCAGCTGAAGAAATATTCTCCTTCTCCTTCAATCCAAACTCTTGTGTATTGGCATTATTGACACCAATCAAGTTACCTTGTTCGTCAATAGTTTGAGTCAAAGCATTACCTGACTTTTCAGCGTTCTTGATATTTTCCTCAATTGCTTTTTGCTTTGTTTCCTTTACACGCTGGTCAAACGCAGTCTTGGCATTTGACTCATTCTTGTTCTTCTCAAGCATCAACTGGTTAAGCTCCTCTTCCATATATTCGACACGACCTGTCTTGTAAGCTTCAGGCTCCCAAGGCATCCACATACCAACAGGTCCTACCATGATGTCATGATTTGGGTCAATTTCTCGGAGCATCTTACATCTCAACTCGGCTTCCTCCATTGTAGGATAAGAACCGCGAATCTTTAGACCTCTTGTACTAGTCTGAAAATTATGAGCAATTCCAAACTCCTTATCTAGAGTCTCTTCATTATTATCCAAAAATGTTTTGTAATCATCCTCCATGGTAGTTTTAGACAATGTATCCTTCTCTTCCTTAACAAACTCTTTAAAATCATTCGTTAAATCATCAAACGACATATTATATTTAAATGAAACAAAATTTAAAAACTGAACAAATTTTTCCATAGATTTATTTAAATCCCACTTCTTTAGGAATTGTTCGAAATAAAAAATTTGTTTTTGTTTAATAATATTTTCGGGAGATACAAAAGATACACATACAAACTTTTGTCCAGCAATTGGTTTGTCTTCTTCTAGTAAATCAACATATTTAGGATTATTTTTACCGTTGACTTGTTTTCTTTCAAATCCAGATTTCTTGGAGTTCTTGTCTTTAGAGCGATCCATTTTAATTAAATTAGATAATTAATTTTAAGTTTTTTATCGCATATATTATTTTTTTTCTTATTATTTAATATAAATGAACGGTTTAATTAACGTCGGTGAACTTGTTAAAAGAGTCATTAAGTACCTTGTTGAAGGTTTAATGGTTGCTATTGCTGCTTATGCTATCCCTAAACGTTCCTTGAATATTGAGGAAATTATCTTGATTGCTTTGACTGCTGCTGCAACTTTCAGCATTTTGGATACTTATATCCCTACTATGGGTGCCACTGCTCGCTCTGGTGCTGGCTTCGGTATTGGTGCTAATTTGGTTCGTTTCCCTGGTGGGTTTTAAAAACGGAGCGACTGTTTAAAACTAATACATTAAATAACATAATATATTTAATCTAAATGTAATATATTATGCCAAAATACAGTCATAAAAGGAGACGTAATATAAAAAAATCTAGAAAAATAAGAAGAAAAAGAGGTGGTGTTAAAACAACTGCGCAAATTCAAGCGGAATTTATGAAAGGTTCTACACCTATAACAGACCCAAAAGAATTAAGATTATTGGCTGAGTATGATAGGAATTCTCAAGAAAGAGAAAGATTTAATAACGAAGTAATTAACATAAATAATAATTTGGAAAAAGAAAGAATGAAAGGGATGAAAGGTTGGGCTGTAACACCCATGTCTCCTGAAGATATTCGAAAACAAGAGGAGCAAGATAGGATGAATAATCAGCGTATTAATAGTGAAGAGGCAAAGGAACGAGAATTAACCATATATGATTTAGGTGGTTCTAAAAGAAAACATTATAAAAGAAAAACTATGAAAAAACGTAAAACGCGTAGAATAAGAGGTGGTAATGTGGACACATTAGGTAGTGCCGATTTTAATCCAAATCTTGCCTATGATAGTAAACAAGATGGAGGTCAAAATATAGGTGCCAATTGTCCCGACCCTAATTTTTCTATTTATAATACAAGAGAGCTAACTCTTTTCCCATATAGACCAAATTAAATTAATATTAATATTCACATTTCAATAAATGTAAATATTATTTACTATGCTTTGCTGTCAATTGTTACTTGTTTTGCAATATTTTTAATGATTTTATCTTCTTTTTCCAAATCATTATCTCCTTTGCCACCCATAGCTTCAATAACTAATTTATCATATTTATCCGAATGTCTTGATTCACTTTTCACACAATCAGGATGTTTATTTTTAAAATCAGTTAATAATTTTGAATTTTTATGAGTAATATGCTTGATAACTTTTCTCATTTTCTCTTTATTTTCATTTTCCTTTTCCCATTTATCCTCATCCTTTATATACATTACTTCTCTCTTTGAATCTGTACAATGAACTGGTCTTTTTGTTTCATCAAGTGAATTTAAGTTTTTAACAATAATACTAGAGATACCTTCTACATAGCCAATTTTTCCAACATTTTCCAAATCCGAAAGCTGAAGTTTTACTGAATCAACAAAGTCCATAATATTCATGGCATCTTTACATGTTTCATTTAAAAAGAATTGTAGGTTAAATGTTTTATTATGTGAATTTGTATGAGTTGTATTATGTGTACCATTTTTAATTACCTCCATCATTATATTTTTAAACTCAGATGTTTCTTTTATTAATTCCGAATTTTGTTTAACAAGCATTAAAATTAATTGGTCTTTATCGACAGTTTCATCCTTGTTATTAATGTCAGTAATTACATCAATATTACATTTTTTTTTATGTCTCCATAATCCTGAATTATCCATATATTTTTTACCACAAATACATTCATAAGAGTTTTTTTGAGTTTTTACCATTGAAAAACATTGCGAATCATTGCTAATATGTTTTTTGGTCTTAATATGTCTGTTGAAATCATTTTTATTACACGTAACAAAGTCACATTTTTCACACAGATATTCAATGAGTTTTTTTGAGTGTTTTTCATTGCTAAACATTGCTATATTAGCAATATAAAAAACTTCTAAATTCTTTTAATTTTATAAAATATTTTTTAAAAAAAAAATTTATCGTCACAAATTTGAAAAACTTTTTTCAGCCATGAGACGCTAATTTTTTTTATGGTCTCACAAAAAATTTTTTTTTCGTTTTTCCAAGATATATTTACAAAAATGAAAAATGGACATTTATAAATGTCCAAAATCGATTTTCCGAAATACTTTTGGGAATTTTATTTTTTGTTTTTTTATATAATAAATTCTCAAAGTAACTT